AATATAAGAATTGCACAAGGTAAATACAAACTACCTACTACAATAAAGGATGGATACAAAGCAATTAAACAAGAAATAAAATGGCACAAAAAGTAGTAATTGATTTAGAAGCGAAAACAGATAAGGCTATAAAAGAAATTGAAAAGGTTTCTGAATCCATAACTGAATTAAATCAAGAGGTTGTAAAAGGAAATAAAAACACAAGTAAGTCTTTAGATGGTGTTGAGAAATCTGCTAGTTCTGTTTCAAAAGGAATTAAAGGTTTTGGATTAGCTTTAAAAGCTGCTGGTATTGGATTAGTTATTTCTGCTTTAACTTCTATGAAAGAAATATTTAGTCAAAACCAAAGAGTTGTAGATGTATTCTCTACTGGATTTGAAGCGTTTTCTATTGTTATAAATCAAGTTGTAACTGCTTTTATTAATACTTATGATGCAATTGCTAAAAGTTCTGAAAACTTTAATGGACTTTCAAAGGTTTTAGGAGGTCTTATAACGATAGGTATTACACCTTTAAAATTAGGTTTCTTTTTTATTAAGGTAGGAATACAACAAGCACAATTAGCTTGGGAACAATCATTCTTTGGAGGTAAAGATAATAAGAAGATAGCTGAATTAAATCTTGGTATTTTAGAAACAAAGAAAAATATATTTGATACAGGAAAAGATGCAGTTGATGCTGGAAAAGATATTTACAATAATTTTTCAGATGCAATTGGCGAAATAGGAAACATAGCAAATGTAGCTGGAGATAACTTAAGTAAGATTAGTGTTAAATCTGCTTTAGAACAAGCAAAGGTAAATGTTGAACTAAAGAATAGTGCTCAAATAGCTGCTGCACAACAATCAAGATTAGTTGAACAATATGATAGACAAGCAGAGAAATTAAGACAAGTTAGAGATGATGAAAGAAACAGTTTAGAAGTTAGAAAGAAAGCTAATGATAATTTACTTTTAACTTTAGAGGCACAAGAAAAAGCTATGATAGCACAAGCTGGTTTACAAGTAGCTGCTGCACAAAATGAATTTAATAAAAATAAAACTACTGAAAATCAAATTGCTTTAATTGATGCTTTAGCAAATAAAGAGGGTGTACTTGCACAAGTAGAGGGTTTAAGAAGTGAACAACAAGCAAATGATTTAGCTTTAAGTAGAGAAGAAATTGAATTAACAAATACTAAACTTGAAAGCGAAAGTAAATTATCTATTGAAAGAAAACGTTTTAATGCTGAACAAATACAAGATGAACTTTTAAGATTAGAGAAATTAAAAGAAGTTGATTTATTAGAAGCTGAACAAGAAACCTTAAGACTTCAAGCGATAGTTGATAATGCGAATGCAGGTACACAAGCAAAGGTTGATGCACAAATAGCTTTAGATGAATTTCTAGAACAATCAAGACAAACAAATATAACTAGAGATACTGAAATAGTAGCTAAAGAAATAGAACTAGAACAAAGAAAAACTGATGCTAAATTAAAAGCATTAAGTGATTTAGAAATGATTTTTGGTGCTGAAGGTGCTATGGGTAGAGCGGCATTAATAGGTAAGCAATTACTAGCTGCAAAAGAATTGTTAATTGATTTAGGAGTTATAAAATCAAAAGCAACAAAAGCTATTGCAACTGCTAATTTAGATGCAGCTTCAAGTGGTTCTGCTGTTTCAACTGGATTTGCTCAAACATTAAAACTTGGATTTCCTGCTGCAATACCTGCTTTGATTGGTTATGCTGCAAGTGCATTTGGTATTATATCTTCCGTTTTAGCTGCTACTAAAAAAACAAAATCGGTTGCAAGTTCAATTGGTGGTTCTGGCGGTGGAGATGTTAGTATTAGTCAACCTCAAACAAATGCTTCACAACCACCTGCATTTAATGTAGTTGGTGCAACTGGGACAAATCAATTAGCAGATGCTATTGGTGGACAATCACAACAACCTATTAAGGCGTTTGTAGTTTCAAATGATGTTACGTCTGCACAAAGTATGGACAGAAACATTGTAAGTGGTGCTTCTATTTAAAACACAAAAAAATAACATTTAAACTATATAATAGTATGAACATTATAGAATTGATTTTAGATGAGCAAAATATTGAAAATGGTATTGAAGCAATTAGCGTTGTAGAAAACCCTGCCATTGAAGAAGATTTTATTGCTTTAAATACTCAACTTATAGAATTAAAAGAATTAAACAAAGAGAAGCAAATTCTTTTAGGTGCTTTATTAATTCCAAACAAACCTATTTATAGAAAGAATGGAGATGATGAGTATTATATATATTTTTCAAGAGAAACGGTAGAGAAAGCATCTCAAATGTATTTAATTAAAGGAAACCAAAACAATTCTACATTAGAACATCAACACGAATTAAGTGGTTTAAGTTTAGTTGAAAGTTGGATTGTTGAAGATGAGATACACGATAAATCTAGAAAGTATGGAATGAATGTTCCAATAGGTACTTGGATGGGTGCAGTTAAAGTAAATAACAATGAGGTTTGGAATGATTATGTTAAAACTGGAAAGGTTAAAGGATTTTCAATCGAAGGATATTTTATTGACAAAATAGAAAAACCAAAAGATATACAAAGTGAATTAAGTGCAATTGAAGAAGAAGAAGCTGAATATTTATTAGCACAAGTAAAAGCAATTATTAAAACAGATAAAAGATTAAAAAAAGGAAAAAGAACTGAAATGGAAAGTTTTACAGATTATCCACAATCGGTTTCTAATAATGCAAAAAGAGGTATTGAGTTAAATGAAAAGGTAAACAATAGATGTGCCACACAAGTTGGTAAAGTAAGGGCGCAACAATTAGCAGACAGAAAGCCAATCAGTATGGAAACTATCAAAAGAATGTTTTCTTATTTAAGTAGAGCAGAAGTTTATTATGAAGCTGGAGATACTGAAAGTTGTGGTTACATTTCGTATTTATTGTGGGGTGGTAAATCGGCAAAGACTTGGGCAGAATCTAAAATTAATCAATTACAATTAAGTGAGGGATTAAATGAGGGATTAAAAGAGGGTGTTGCCCATTACACTAAAGATGGAAAATTGTATGAAGGGCTAACTGGAAACAGACTGAAAGACTTTAAGTTAGAATATGGTGACGACACAAATGTCGATACCATAGATGAATCTCTAAAAAAAACATCTGTTATAAAATCAAGTGCTAATTATTAGAAACCATATAAAGGTCAATGTAAATGAAAAGAAATAATTCAACACCAAGTTTAACAAGTCCAAAAGGTAATCAAAGAGGTTGTTTGTGCAAAGACAATACCTATAAAATAAAATGCTGCGACGGAAGTTTACACGCACAGGGAATAGGGCAAACATCAACGAATACCGAAAATGCAAATTAATTATTTAAACACTATATATAAATATGAAATCAAATGAAATGTTAAAACAAGTTAAAACACTTTTAGGAATGGAAGTAAAACTTGAACAAATGAAATTAGAAAACGGAACTGTTTTAGAAGCAGATAAGTTTGAAGCTGGAAATGAAATCTTCATTGTAACAGAAGATGAAAGAGTTGCTTTACCTATTGGTGAGTATGTTTTAGAAAACGGAATGGTTGTAGTAATTGAAGAAGAGGGTTTAATCAAAGAGGTTAAATCATCTGAAAGCGAAGAAGCACCAGAGGTTGAAGTAGAAGCAGAAGAAGATGAAAAAGAAGAAATGCAGTATGCTACTAAAGAAGAACTTGCAGAGGTTAAATCAATGATTGAAGAAATCAAAGCAATGTTAGAACCTAAAAACGAAGAAGAACTTTCAGAGGAATTACCAAAAGAAGTTTTAGCTGAATTGTCAAAACCAGCGGTTGAACCAATTAACACAAGTGCAGAGGTTGTAAAACAAAAAGTACAATTTAACATCGCTTCAAAAAGACCTTTATCTACAATGGATAGAGTAATGAGTAAAATTAATAAATAAATAAAAATCAATAAAAATGAGTGTATCTTTAACTACAACTTATGCAGGAGAATTTAGCGGTAAGTATATCGCTGCTGCATTATTATCGGCGGCTACTTTAGACGCTGGGGCGATTTCAATATTGCCAAACGTAAAATTTAAAAGTGTATTACAAAAAGGAGCAACTGATGACATCGTAAAAGATGCAAGTTGTAACTTTGTAACTGACCAAGGAACTTTAACTTTAACAGAAGCTATTTTAGTACCTGAAGAATTTCAAGTAAATTTAGAAATCTGTAAAAAAGATTTGCATTCATCTTGGGAAGCTGCTCAAATGGGTTATTCTGCATTTGATAATTTAGCTCCAAGTTTCGCTGAATTTGTTATTGCTCACGTTGCTGCAAAAGTAGCTGACAGAACAGAGAAAAACATCTGGGCTGGTTCAACTGCTACAAGTGGACAGTTTGATGGATTTGGTGTTAAATTACTTGCTGACGCAACTGTACACGATGTAACTGCAACTTCTGTTACTGCTGCTAACGTAATTGCTGAAATGGGTGCGGTAGTTGATTCTGCTGTTGCTAATGCTCCTGCAATTTTAGGACAAGAAGATTTAACTCTTTATGTTTCTACTAACGTTGCACAAGCGTACATTCGTGCTTTAGGTGGATTTGCTGCAACTATCGGCGCAAATGGTGTTGACAATAAAGGAACACAATGGTACAATGGTGGTGCTTTATCTTTTGAAGGAATTAATATTTTTGTTGCAAAAGGTTTAGCTTCTAACAGAATGGTATTGGCTCAAAAATCAAACTTGTATTTCGGAACTGGTATCTTAAACGACCAGAATGAAGTGAAGGTTATTGATATGTCAGACGTAGATGGTTCACAAAATGTAAGAGTAATTATGAGGTTTACTGCTGGTGTTCAACACATTTTCGGTTCTGACATCGTATTCTACAATTAATTAATAATTTAATAATCAATAAAGGGGTGGGTATGCGAAATGCACACCTGCCCTTTTTAATATAAAAAATATAAATATGGCTTGTTTATTAACATCTGGTAGAAAAGTACCTTGTAAATCAGCAGTAGGTGGGATAAAAAACATCTTCTTTGCTGACTTTGGAACACTAGGAGCAGCGACAATCGTAGCTGGAGAAATTACTACATTCGGAGGAACTCCTGATTGGTACGAATTTGAAGTAAAAGGAAATTCATCTTTAGAAACTGCAATTAATTCTTCAAGAGAAAATGGTACTACTTTTTATGAAAGCACTTTGACTATGTCTTTGACTTTTCAAGAAAAAGCAACTCAAGAGCAATTAAAATTAATCACTCACGCAAGACCACACGTTGCAGTTGAGGATTACAATGGTAATTTCTTTTTAGTAGGTTTAGAACACGGAGCAGAGGTAACTGGTGGTTCAATTGCTACTGGTGCTGCAATGGGAGATTTAAGTGGTTATTCTTTGACAATCGTTGCTCAAGAAACTGACCCACCTTATTTTGTAACTCCTGCAACAATTACTGCTGATGTATCTGCTACGCAAATAAATCCAACTGCATAATATTGTTTGTTTTTAAGATTGGGGATATGTTTACGCATATCCCTTTTTTTATTTAAAAGCATAGCTTTTTATTTATGTTAATACAAAAAATAAAAGTATTGACTATATATAAGTATGAAAGTTTTAACAACATCAAACAGTAACCAAACGTTAAAGTTTATTCCAAGAGAATACGTTACTAATATTACTCTTAAATTAAGAGATGATAGTACAAACGAAATTACAACTTCGGCTATTGTATCTACTACTGATAGAGATTATATGGTTGTAAATACTACATTTGATTTAAAAGAAGGACATTTTTACAATTTAACAATTTTATCTGGTGCTGATATTATCTATAAGGATAAAATATTTTGCACAGACCAAACAATCAATCAAGATATCAATTCTTACTATTCAGTAAATCAAAATGAATATGTAAGTGAAGCTGGTAACAATGATTTTATAGTTTTATAATATGAATGAATTAAGAGTTTTAAATTTATCAACATACACAAGTCCGAAGATTACAGAAAATAAAACGGATAATTTTGTTGCTTATGGCGATGACAATAATTATTTTCAGTTTCTAATTGACAGATATAATGGTAGTGCTACAAACAACGCTATTATAAATGGTATGTCTGAAATGATTTTTGGAAAAGGATTAGATGCAACTGATTCTGCAAGAAAGCCAGAGGCGTATGCTAAAATGATTACCTTATTTCACGATGACTGTGTACGAAGATTAGCATCTGATTTAAAGTTAATGGGAAACTGTGCTATGCAAGTTATTTATTCTAAAGACAGAAAAAGTATTGCAAGAGTAGAACATATTCCAGTTGAAACTTTAAGGGCTGAAAAATGCAACGAAAAAGGAGAGATTGAAGCATACTATATG